GCTCGGCTTGGTTCCTGGTGTTGTTCAATCAAGTCTTCGACTAAGAACCGTTCAGCGTCCTTGGTGTAGCTGTCGCCACATTCTGCGAGGTAGTGCTTGGTTGCGATTTGAATTTCAGCAACGCTGAACTTTGCCAGCAGCTTCTTGAAGTTCTCAAAGGCTTTGGCTTTGCGTCCTGGCTTTCTGGTTGCCTTTGCTTTCCAATCGTCCCACCAGCCTTCAAAGTGCGTAATATATTCAGTGTTTCTTTTGTTATTTGTTTCTTTTGTTAATTCTTTATTTTGTAGCTGGCGATTTTCCTGACTAGGTTTTCCCTGACTAGGTTTTCCCTGACTAGGAAAATCCACGTTAGGTTTTTCTAGGTTAGGCATTTCGTCACGAACACCTGAGAGCAGATAAACATAATCCCCAAGCTTGCCATCCGGCTTGCGAACTCTCGGACCACGCTTGATGTAGCCAGACTTCAGCAGTTCATCCATTGCTCGCTTTGTTGAGTCATAGCCATCTGTCGCATGATTGGCTAACTCACTGATTCGGATGTTCCAGTTCTTCGGCAGACTGAGCAGGTAAATCAGCAAGCCTTTGGCTTTCCAGCTAAGTTCTGCGTCCTGAGCGGCTGCGTTACCGATAACAGTGTAAGGTCCGTCAATGCGTTTGCCTATCATGCTTACCTCTTAAGCGGCTTCAGTTGCGGTTGCCATCGTCTGAGCAATTTCCTGCTCAACCTGCTTCTGTATCAACTTCAATCGGTCTACCTCGCCATTTTTCAAGTCACCTCGTTTGGCATAGGCATTCGCCAGACTGTTTGCCTCTTCAAGCGCCTCTTGAGTTTGGCAGGACTCAAACTGTTCTTTCAGCAAAAAGAAGGCTTGTGAGCCTTCAGGATTGATGACTTTTGGTGCTGGTGGTTCTTCTTCCTGTGCGTCTGGTTCTGGCGTGATTCCCGATAAGCCAAAGGCTAGTCTAATGGCCTGTTTCATTGCAGCATGGCGAAGCATCCGGCTGGGGTATTGTTTCCAAGGTTGGCTTCCTGTGTTGCACTCGCTCAAGAACTCAGTCACCACGGTTGGTCGCTGACGGTCTTTACGGTAAATCGTGGCGGTGACGCTCACCACTTGGCCTTTTTCATCCGTTGCATGGTTGAATTCGATTCCGTCAAACTGCGGATGTTGATTCATGATCTTGTTCCAGCCGTCCACACTCATGACAACGCTGATACCACCGGATTTTGCCGGAAAGGCGTAAATCTCTCGCGTCAATGGATTCAGGTTGTGCTGTTTGGCAACTGCCAGAAAAGCCATCAAATGCTCTGGCTTTGTGCCTGTTGGCAAAACCGTCTTGGACAAGACTTCTTGCAGCTCTTCCGGTTTTACCTGGCACTGTTGTGCCACTTGCACGATTAGGTTGGTTTCAGTCATGGGTTCCTTAGATTAATGGCATTTCAAATTGATTGTGTTTCATTTGAATAACTTTTTTGTTTTTCGAATGGTTCCTCCCATTTTGGTTAAAGTTTAGTCTCAATCGGTTTAGCGCCTTGTATGGGTTCTTCGCCCAAGCGCAAACCAATCTTTGATATTGCTCGTTGTTCAAAAGCACTTGCCTTTGGCCTCGGTCAAACCAAACCTCGGCTTCTTTAATATCAAATCTTGAATTAATTCTTTCTTTAACATCAACTGAATGGCGAAGGACTGCCGCAATGTGATAGCCATTTAAATTTGATAGAGTTTTAAAAACTATTCTTTGGCCTTTGGATAAGGTTTTTCGATTCTTTGTCCTCTCTAAAAAACACCAAAAACAACAGCCTTTTGAATCAAGCAGCATATCGACATCACAGAAATTGCAACCTCTGTCTAACACCCAGGAACTATGGTCAATCATTTTGCCTTGAGCATATGCCTCTTCGACCATAATTCTGCCGTTAGACCATCCCAAGCGGAACCTCCCAACAAACACCAAACTGGTGAAAATTCTGAATAAATCTTTCTTTGTTTTGTCCTAAATAAAGAATCGATTGGCCTTGTAGTGGAACTGCTTCTTTTCTTGGATGCCAAAACTTAACTCTTCCTTTAGGGAAGCAGGAAGCTCTGGCGGCTTCAGCGATTAGTTGAAACCATTGCGTTTCAGTGGCATTGTTCACCAAAACAATCGCTTGTGGGATTTGCTCTTTTACATAATGAACCAGCAGCTTATCTATAAAAGAGCCGATAAGTCGACTTTCATAAGGTGGATTCATCCAGACATTGCCAACCCATTCTTTCTCTAATCCACTGTCTTCTGCTGTGTAAAAGGTCTTTGCTTTTACAATTTCATTTGCTGTTGGATTGGATGCTGGGTCTAGATCGATTGTGCCTAGTGTCTCTCTTGCTGCGTTGATGTAAATTTCTGGAGTGTACCATTCATTGTCTCCAGAGTTATTGGCAACATGAGCGCGTAAGCTTTTCGATAATTGTAGAAAGATTGATTGTGTTAATTCTTCATACTTTTGTTTTACTTCTTCGATTTTATTTTCAAAAGATTCTTCCGGTAAGTCAGCAATCTGTTGCCAACGTTGAGATTGTTTGTGGTGAATGCCTAAGTCTTTCAGGCTTGGAATACCATGGACATCATGTCCACGGTTCTTTTCACTAGGTTTGCCTCCTTTATTCTTCTCCATTTGCTTCAGTAACTCACCAGCCTTACGCTCGGCTCGAAGCTTGGTTTCTGCGGCTTGATTTTGATATCCAAGATGATATCCAGCAACCTTTACATATTGCCGGATTGCTTCCGCTTTATCTCGTATGTCTTTGATTTCTTGCAGTGTCGAAGCTTCTGCTAAAGCTCTCTTAGCTTCGTCCAGTTTAACGAGTTGCATTCTTCTCTTTAATTTGCGCCTTCCAGCCAGCTTGAGCTTGAGTTGAGAAAAGCTTTATCGCTTACTCCGGCACATGAATGGTTGCCCGTTTTTTTAGGGAGGATGGGCAAAACCGGATAACTAGAAGGCTTAATCTGTTATAAAATCATCCTCATATTCTGAAGGCTGCGAGCCTTCCACCCAGACTGGGTTAAGGTATTGGGTTATTTGTCCACCACGATTAATAAACGCCAGAATCTCTTCTGGAAACATTGAGTCAGCCGGAACTTCGGTTGAGGTGACTGAAGCGTTGTTCCACTTTTCTTTGACCTCAACTTGCTTCTTGGCCTCAATCTCTAGCTCTTCTCTTTTCTCAGCCGCCTTATTTCCAAAGTGGACTGCGCGGCATTCAGCAGAACAAAACTTTGCTCTCGACTTACTGGTCACTGGCTTGAATTGCTTTGAACAAATCCAGCATTTAAGAAGTCGATTGTGGTCTAGCCTTGAGCGATTTCTCTTAAGGTGGACAAGTCCGTTGCAGGTTGGTGAACAGTATTTTTGAGAACCTGCTTTTGGTTGAAATTCCTTTTTGCAGACTAGACAATTCTTGGGTTTCAAAGTCCCAGGCATTCTGGGAATCGTGCCTCTGACGTAGGCTCTGCGCTTATCGTTGATATAACGGCATTGCTGACTGCATAGAATGTTGCGCTCAGTCCTAGGCTGGAACACCTCGCCACACTCGACACATGGCCTTGGCTCAACCGTTACCGTTCTTTTATAGTGCTGGTTGTAGCACCTAGATCCACAAAACCGCTGATCCTTGCGAGTTGGCATAAAGATTTTGCTGCAACGTTCACAGGCAATCTTTTGCTTCGCTGGTCGCACCTTGTCGCGATAACGTGCAGCGTTTTGCTTCTTCAGCTCATAACCGCATTTGTGCGAACAAGTCTTGTGGCTGCTGGACTTGCGATTAAATTTCTTGCCACAAATCACACACTGAGGCTTGGTGTGGTTCGCCTTTAACTCGTCAAAACAAATCTGTCCGCAAGTTCTTTCCTCGCCTTCGGTCAAAAACTTCAGGCCACAATTGGTGCAGGTTCTAATCGTCAATTCCTAGAGCCTTTAATTTTTGTTGTAATTCATTCTGTGCTTCTATTGTCTTTTGAATCTGTGTTTTAATTTTTTTAATATCTTCAACGATTTGGAAGACTTGCTTCGGTTTTTCTAAATTGGCACAACTGCCTTCACCCGTCAGAATCCAACGATAAGATACCCCAAACTCTAGTTCTACAGCTCTTGCCTGTAGGCCAGAGACTTCTGCACCTCTCAAAAAAACACCTCCGAAACCGCTGGGAGTCATCCCAATCCTTTCCGCAAACTGAGCGATTGACAGACCGCTAGCAAATATGACTGAATCAAGTCGTTTAGCGCTTTCTGATAAAGCTAAATCTTTTCTTCTTGGTCTTGGCATGCCTCCTCATTCGTAATTAAAAGTTGATTCATTGTGTGGGTCATCCATTCGCTGAAACTTTTCTTCTTTAGATATGTCTGAAGGCTTTAAGTCTTTGCACTTTTGGCTATGTCCTTCCGGCCTGAACAAACCGCAAACTGGACATTGGAAAACTGGCGTATACGATTCACGCAACGCCTTGGAGTCTGCTTCTGCCCTCCGAACACTTGCCCAATAGTGCCGTTCAATCCTTCTGGTTTCCTCCTTAAAGGCTTCAAATCTTTCTAAGCCTTCGTGCATATTTCCGGTTTATGAAATACAGACGAATTCGCCACCAAAGCTTCTTCCAGGCTGGTGCGGTGTGGTGATTTATGATTCTGGATTTGTTCTTTGATTCGGCTCTGAAGAAGTAAGCCTGAATGGTTGGTGTGCTTGTCATGCTTGAACTCCATGTTTTTGGTGGGGAAACGTTGCTCAGGCTGCTAGGAAAGACCCCTCTGACCTATGACTAAAACAACGTTTGTTTTCCCCATGTAGACTGCTCAATGAGCCATAGCCGCTCCAGCCGGTTCTCCCAAACCGTCCAACTCGGTCAATGAGTTGAAATAACTATGGCTCAGTCAACAGTCGCTGTTCTGCGAGTTGCTCTGTCTGCCGTTCTTCTTAATCTTTCCAACTCAACCGCTCGCTCTGTCTGAACCGCTTTGATTGCGGTGTCAGCATTGATTCGCTTTGCCAGAATGTCCTGATTGACTAGAACCTCATTCAGCAAATTGCGAATCGTGGCGAGTTCTTCGCGTAGTTCTGAATTATTCATAAAACAGCCTGAATTTTCTCAAGATCCTCTAAACTGTACACAACAGGTGCGTGAGGATGTGCTTGCCAGCCAGCAGGTATTTTTCCTGCTCTTCTCCAGCGTCTTAGCTTGTCAACAGAAATGCCTGTTTTTTTGCTAACTTCGTTCAAAGTTATATTGTTTTTCACGTTCTATTCTTCTATACTGTTGAACAGTGTTTTGGCGATAGGTTAAACAATACTAAAAAGTTCTTAACTGTTCAACACTTTTTTTTGGGGTTTACTGTGACCAAAGCAGCAAAGACCGAATTTAGGCGGATGAAGAGGAAAAGATTTCTTAGAAACGAATTAATTTTCGACAGGTTGAGGCAAGCGAACTGGAAGACAGATTTAGTGTCAAAAAAAGTCAAAAGTGAATCTGACTCATTCTGTTCAGTTCTTATAATTTTTGAGGATTATGAAAAAACTTATTGAAATTACTAAGAAAAAACTTGGCTATCGCTATGATAGGGAAATCGCTGAAGCACTGAACCTGACTAAATCAGGATTTAGCCAAAAGATTTCAAGAGGAGATTTCCCATTTTCAGAAATTCGTCAATTGCTGAAAAATCAAAATATTGAAAGTGATTGGCTTGATGAATATGAGAAGGAAATGAACAGAACAGATTCAACGACCAACTTTAATCCTGAAGTGCAACTTCTGAAGGAAAAAGAGCGGACGATAAATATCCAGCAAAGCTACATTGAGAGACTTGAGAAAACGATTGAGAGGCTTGAGGAAGACAAAAAAAAACGGAATCAGCAAATCGTACCGGAATGGTACAACCAACCAGACAATTGGGTATCAGTTCCAATGTAGCACCTGAAGACAAGTAAAATCCTAGCCTGCTCTTCTTTTGTTCATTGTGTTACAAAAAAGCTACCCCCCCCCCAATTGATTCACACATGTATTCATATAACCAAATATAAAATTTGAGCCACAAAAACGAAATCGTCTCAGATCAACGCCAAAAGGCTTATGTTGGTCAACTATGGATTGGTAAGAAGCGTTATCGCAGAGTTCTGATTCGTTTTGTGGATGCTGAAGAATTAGAGCCTGACGAGTTGAACGCTCTGCTCGTTGAGCGATTTCTAAAGCTCAAAGAGCGGCTGACGCGAGAAGTCGAACGAGCAACTGATGAACAAGGTTTGTTTTTTAGTGAGTTGTTGGATTTGTTCCTAGCACATGTTCAAGCAAACCGTGACGAGAGGACGGTTGGCAAGTATCGGCAGCAATTGCTTCGCTATAAAAAGATAGTTGGGAATTATCGGATTCGGCTTCACTCCGCACAGTTGACAGACAAGTTCGTTCTGTCTTTAAGAAAGGCTGGACTGAATGATCACAGTTGTAATTCTTATCTTCGAGCAGTTCGCGCAATCCTCAATTGGTCTTGGGAGCAAGGCCAGATTCCAGCAGCAATCAAAGTCAAAAGCGTCCGCTCGTCCAAGCCGCTGCCTGCTGTCTTTTCTACTCAACAACTCGAAGATTTGCGGCAACACCTAGAACAAGGCTGGAACGAAACCAAACGAAGACGGTTTCTGGTGCTGCTTCGTGCCTGGTGGTTTTTGCGCTATACCGGAATGCGTGGTGGTGAGCTGCTGGCGCTGAAATGGGACAATGTTTACCCAGACCGAATCGAACTTCGCTCAACGCGAGATTGGAAAGTCAAAGGTCGAAAAGACGCAATCATTCCAATTGCTGAAGATTTAAAAGAATTTATTCAGGCGCAGGATATTGAAGGCGAGCGTTATGTGCTGGACAACGGCAGAGGTAAACCGCTTTATAGTTCGCTTGGGGATTTGACCAAATCCATGAGGAAGGCACTGCTAAAGGTAGGCATTGAAAACGCAAAACCGTTGCATTCGTTTCGTTCTACGGTTGCGACTGAGTTGCTTTCCGGTGAGTCTGCGAATCCGGTGCATGTTCAAATGCTACTTCGTCACGAATCAATTCAAACAACGATGAGTTACCTGAATTCAGACCATTTGCAACAAGTGGATCTTGTCAATAAACTAGGAAACTCGCCACAAAACACTGTTTCAAAGAAAAAAACCGAAAGCCGCAAGCCCAGCATTCATCTAGCCTATAGCCGAAAGAACTAAGGTGACTGTTAATCATTGGGTCGCTGGTTCGAGTCCAGCTTGGGGAGCCACCTCCAGCCGATTTACGACACCTCCGTTAAGTGGCGGTTTTGCCTATCCGCCAGTGATTGCCTCTTTTAGCTTCTTTGCCTTCCTCATTTTTCTGTAGATCCCCACTCCAACCGCTGCCACAGGCAAACCTGTTGCTGTCAGTATAAGCTCAACGCCACCAGATTCAATCGCTACATTCACGAATTCAAAGAGAACATCCATTTAATAACTCCATATCATTAAATCGTCTCTGTCATCCAAATGTAGGAAGCGATTGCTCCCAGTGAAAGAGAAGCCATAGCCACCGAAAAGATTCATTTGAATGGCAATCTGGAGAAGTCGCGCACCGTCGCCATTCCAAACCGCTAAGTCAGCGGCTCTTCCAAGACTATGATAACCCGTGCTTTTGGGTTTCCCGTCTTTCCATTTAGCCTTTTCAACCGGATGTTCTGGCGAGCGAAAGGCTGAAGTCAGTCTGATAGGTTTGCCATAATGCTGGCGCAAGGTTTCCAGCTTTGTCAGAAACGAACTCGACATAGAGCATTCACCAGTGAATTTGCACTTCAACTCGTCCCTCGAAAAATGTTCTGAGTGGTCAATAAATTCCATCAAGTCTCCTTTTCTGGGTAATCAATACACTCTTGACTGTACATTTCGCCAAATGCTTCTCTTTGAGGTAACGACATAAGCTGAAGGTCTACATATCTGTGATTTTCGCGGTAATGGTCAATCACGCAAGAACACAACTGAATGGCGGATTGCATGGCGAGATTGCTGCTCATGCCTTGCATTTGATAAGTCGGTGCTAGTCGAAGTGAGCATTGGTAAGCCCAACTGACTAAGTGAAGCGTTTTGTACTCAACAGGCAAAGCGTGGGCTGAAGTAGAAATCAGTAAAGCCAAGCCTGCGAGAATCGGTTTCATTTTTTTAGATTATCCATTTTTTGACTTAGCTCGCTAATCGCAACGGTCATGTTTGTCAAAGTAGTGTTGAGTTTTTCGTGAACTGCCAAAAGTTGTTGAGACTGCGCAGCCTGAAGGTTTGCGAGCTTTTCTGTGGTGGCCTGTTGAAGTTGTGAATTTTCCCGTAATAGCTCGCTGACGCGAATATCGCTTTCAGAGTCCTTAGTTAGCCAAATATTTCGCTCCTTTTCAAAACCTCTTAAAAGAAACACGATCAACCAACCGCTGAAGGTGAGAGAAGCCATGCCAAAACCTAAATCTTGGACTAATTGAATCATTGTGTTGGGTTCTGCTGGCATTGCTCGGCCTCAGTTATAGAATTGAATTAAATTCGTAGACTTGAATTCCAGTGCTGTTGTCAATCGTAGATTCACTGCTGCTATCGCTACTACTGTCGGAATCGCTTTGCGAGTCACTGTTTGAATCCACATCGACTTCCATTGTGTCATTGTCTGGCGGATCAGTCAGATTGTTTTGAGTGTCTATATTAATGTGAATCTCAATCGGGTTCGCTTCGCTATCGTTGCCCTCAGAAGCTGGGTAGTCTGAGCATCCAAACAATGCGAGTGGGAGTAGAAGTAGTAGTTTCATGTTTACCTTGTTGGAGTTAGCGGAAGACTGCTGCACAGGTTGGGTTGTAATCCGTTAGTACGCCACTATCCCGATATGTATAGATACGGAAACTACCTGTGGCTAAATTATCAACTCGTTCATGAAATAATCCTGACCCAGCACCAGCAGTCACTTGAACGGAATAGTTTGCATCTTGCATAGCAGTTGTAAAATTAACTACTAGATTGCCTGCTGCATCTGTAACACTGGAAACATTAAAACTAGCGTTAATGCTGTTAGTGGAAGTATTGTAATTCACCCACGCACGGCATAACCCTCCTGCTACTGTCCCAGCACTTAATGCTTTCGTTGAATTGTAGAAAGAAACAGGATCACCACTCAGATCGGTCATTGAACTACTTAGCGCATCTCCATCTGGGTGGTAAAGTGTGATCGTAGTCCCACTGATTGCCGATACCGTTGTGCCTACCCGAATCCCTTCTCCGGTAACATAATCTCCAACGCTAATGTCTGCTAAACTGTATCCAGATACTGCAGTGACCGATGTTAACTGATTGGCGTTGGTTGCCTTTGCAGTGGTCGCAGTTGTGTAGACGCCTTGGACTTCAGAGGTGCTGGCGAAGGAATCGCCATAGATGCTGGTTGCTGCTTCCCTACTGATGATCTGAACCAAATCGCCATTGACAGGGTTGGTCGTAAAACTGACGGTATTACTGGAAATGCTGTAATCTGCGGTGACTCCGTTGTTGCCCTTTGCCAATCGGACACCGTTCAGAAAGACATCGGTGTAGGCAGGAACCATCGTGTAGTTCGGTGTGACCGTAGTGGCATTATTGGCAATCGTCTCCTCATATCGGAATTCGGTAACCTGCACCCCGTTGGTCAGTTCTCGTCTACCCTTGATGACGATGATGTCTCCGTTGACTGCGGCATTTGCCAACGTCACTGTGCTGGCATCACTGCCCAAAGTGTAGTCTGCGGTTCCCAATAGCACCCCGTTTCGCAGGACTTCCAACGTCGCAGAGTCACTTGATGCGGTGAAACCACCTGTGTTAAAAACCGTCTGTGTACTCGTAACCGCAAACTCCTCTCGGAATTCACTGGTGTTTAGGACTGGCTGGTTGCCGATGTAACTCATTTAGTGTCCGTTGGAATCATCTGTAAAAAGCTGCATAGTTATATTTAACATTGACTGCTGTCCCACTAAAATCATAAATGTACACATAAAACTGAGTTGCAGTAGGATCGCCATTAAAACCTGTTAAATGATACACATTAACATTAGTGGCATTGTATGCAGAGCCATGAAAACTGTAACTAATATCTTCCATTGGAGTCTCAAAACATATTATAAAATGCCCGTTTGCTGCTCCATCAATTATTGATGAAACATTGTAACTTCCTCGTATTGGCCCAGATCCTGCGGTTGCGGTTGCGGCATCACTGTCGTAAACAACTGATCCAGATTGATCCGTTGTAGCAACCACAGTTTGAATCGTAAAGGTATCAGCAGAAGGAACGGTTAGTACAACAAAGAAATCATCTGTAATCGTTGGCGTATCCCCTGCACTCCTCGTAAATGCTGCATGAATAGAATCGCCAACAGACAAACCGTGTGCAGTATTTGTGATCGTAATGGTGCTACCAGAACAAGCATAGGTTCCGCTTTGTCCTGATGTATCTGAAAATGTACCATTAAAATTTACCCACGCAGCAAGCTGATGCCCCTTTTCGGCAACTTCAACAGCAGTAGTCATGATGCGTTGATGTCAATAGCTTTAAGATCTTCTACGCTAGTTGCCGTGTCACAGAGCATGGTGATATTCCGTAAGCGAACCTTTTCCGCAACGATGGCAGTCGTATCTTCACCAGCTTCTTGCGCTCTCATGTACGCTACGTCTTGAGCCTCTAACAGAGGCTTGCGTTCCTGTCGTAGAGATTCTTTTTTAATCTCTTTTGCTTTGTTGATGTCAATCGTAATCATGCGCCTATTCCATCGTATGAATTGGTGAAATCATAGTCCCAAGCCCCCCTAAATTCTCGGTCTGCTGGGAGTTCTGAACTGTCGATAATTTTGTACTTGACTCCGGTCGGTACATCTTTAGCGCAAATCTGTTCTAACGTAAGCCCACAGTTCGGAGCAGGTACTAAAACAGAGATGGTTTCTTCATTGGGGAAAATTGCTAGTTTCATAAAATCCTTTGTGGTTAGCGAAATACTTGAACACAAGCAATAAGCGCATCTTTTTTGGCATATCCAACAATATTACCGTCATTGTCTTGAGAAACGATACTAACTGCTGAGGTTGAATAAGTGTTAGCATTCAACATAAAAGTGTTACCCCAAGTAGCATTTTCCCAAGAAACTGACCCAGAAACTGAATAATTCGCATCAGGCATTGCAGTTTCAAAATTTATGGTATAGTCGCCTGTTCCGTTGTCAACCACTGTAGATACATTCCCACTTTCACGAATCTGAGTATCAATCGTGACACTCGTTCCACTGATCGTTAAATCCACACCTTCACCATCCCCAACTTCGAGATTACCAGATGTAGTTACCGTATAAGTGGTGCTGCTATATTCAATCGTAAAAGTGGTTGCTCCAGTAACCGTAGCAGTATACAGTCCAGTAACAGGGCCAGAGGTGTTTAACGTGCCGGATTGACTAGTTCCTCTAAAATTTACCCAAGCCCTACACGCATAAATGGGAGCATCATCCCCGTTTGGTAAGTTCGCTATATTCCGTGCATTACTCATATACAGGCCACGTTACGTTGGTAAGTTGTCCGTTTTCGTCTAGTTGTGGGTCTGCTGTCTCTGGTAGATCCCGTAGTGCTTGTCGGTAGTCGATTTGTGCTTGCGTCATTGTTCTATCTGCCACTGCCATCCAATCGCTTTTTTGAAGAAGTTGGTTACGCTGTTCTCTTAATAATCGCATTGGTTCTGCTGCTTGGAGTTCTGCAATTCTTGCTTGGATTTCGACCCAATTAATTTCCTTACTCCCGCTGTATTTAAAAACTGCTAAAAACTCTTTTTCCGTTTCGGGTTCTCCAGTGAACGAATAAGAATTATAACCAAGCACCTGCAAAGCCTTTGATAGCCATGAATTCATGCCCAGCAGGAAACACCACCCCACTGCCAATCGTACCATCATCAAAACTAACGAGACTGCTGGATCGTTTGCTGCCGATATAACTCATGTAATCTCCAGATAGCTGAGATGTACATCTACGGCTGATGCCGAATCTGCTGTAACGGTCAGGTTTTCATTCGGTACAAGTACCAGCTTTCCACCATCTAACAGATTGACAGAAGAACCCACTGGAATTGGAATATTTGTGATATAGCTTGTATAAGTAGGACTTCCTGTATCGTACTTAATTTCAACAGTTAGTGTACGAGACGCAGAAGATTTGTTTGAGGCTATCAATCCGATACAGACGACTTCTGTTGCAGAAGGCACATCTGACGCTAAGACATCTGTTCTTGAAGTACCTGCGGTTACTGTTTTTCGGAGGAATGCGTTTGCCATTTTTTAACCTAGTGCGATTGCCATTACGACAGGATCTGCGCCTGATGCCGCACCTGTGTTATCTGTTGCGTATTCTAGTGCGTTTCCTGCTGAATTTACTTTCAAGACCTGTCCTGCTGATCCCAAGGCAGTTAATCCGGTTCCCCCGTTTGCTATCGGTAAAGTTCCTGTTACATCTGTGACAAGATTTGTTAGTCCTGCTGAATTAACATCTTCATAAGTTGAGCTACTGGTTCCCACAGCCAAGACATCTTCATCAGTAATCAGATACAATTCACCTTGATTCAAGCCAGAAGCAGAGGCTGCTGTGTTGATTTCGCTTCTTGTTCCTCGTTTAACTTTAATCGTTGCCATTATGCGGTATAGCTCCCATTTCCTGTAAATTTCACTAGCTTGAAATCAGTGCTTCCATCATTGAAGTCCTCAACGGTTGGGCTTCCTGTGCTGCTTCCCAAATACTGGCTTGCCCTAATTTTTAGAATTACAATACCAGAACCACCACCACCTCCTCCACCACCACCTCCTCCAGTGTTGGCTGTGCCTGAACTTCCGGCTGCTCCACCTCCACCTGAACCACCTGAACCTCCTGCTCTAGCACCACCTCCTCCAGCGTAGTAATCACCAGAACCACTAGGCCACTCGTATCCAGCACCACCATTGCCACCACCTGTGCCTGAATAGGAGTTTTGACCGTTTCCACCAACGCCACCTTTGCCCCCTCCCCCTCCGTAAGTAAGCGGATTCCCTGAATAGCCTATTCCTGCATTATTCCCTTGTTCAGCAGTTCCGGCTCCAGTAGTCCCATAAGAACCACCACCACCTGAACCTCCACTGTTGCCAGTGCTGTTGGGATGGTTTTGGCCTCTGCCCCCTCCAATTGCCGTCAGTGACCAAACAGATAATGTGGAATTACTGCCATTGGAACCAGCAGAACCGCCTAGACCTATTGTTGCAGAATAAGTAGTTCCCACTGTTGCGGTTTCAGTAGAAATCAACATTCCACCAGCGCCACCTCCTCCGGCTGTTGGTGACGTTGTTCCGCCACCTCCTCCACCAGCAATCACCGCCACCTCTAGGCCAAACTGATTCAAAACTGTTGAATTCCATTTATTGTCTCGACCTAATCTGGTGATTTCGTCCAATGTCCAGATGCCATCGCTTTCTTGGTATTCTGGATCTGGCCTATCTGCTCCCCACTTACCTGCATTGTTTCTGGGAGGTTGGTCAAAAAAGGCGTTCAGGTTCCAGATCCCTTGGCCTGTGGCTGCGCTATTGTTTTTACCGATCAGTGATCCTTGACTACGCATTAGCTGATTTCTTCATAACTACAGATCACAGTTAAATCATTGGCTGCACTTGCAGTGGCCCCAATGCTTCGGTCTTCTTCAATGTAAATTGATGAGTTTCTTTCAACGATCACTAGGCTTGAATCTGCAGGAACTGTAATTGTGCTGGCGATTGGATAGGCTGTTCCGCCTAATGCCGCTGCACTGTAGTAACTAATCGTAATGTCTGCGCTATTGGTTCCATCCGTATTTACAACATAGATACTGTTGACCTTGAGGACTTTTGAACTTGCGCTGGCATTGGAGATAACGGCTGTGGCGCTAGTGGTCGAGAGGTTCACGGTTGCCGTTTTCCCGTAAATCGCATTGACATTGACAATGTTTGGATTTGCCATTTTTTTCCTTTATCCAAAAACGATAGAAAGCGCCACCACCTTGCCATTGGTAGCGCCAAAATCAGTAAGGTCTTGAGGTTCCCATTCTTCAGTCGCTGAGTTGTAAATCAGTGCCTGGGCATTGTCTGCGCTGTCTCTTGCCAAGGCGCTAACATTGAGCCGATTGTTTCCAGTTAGTGCTTCAAGATTGGAGACAATCGTGTTGATGTTAAGTCCAAGTTCAATTGTTCCTGCCGCTGTAATCGGTGAACCGGAATCCACCTCAATGCCATCTGTTCCTGAAACAGCAACTGAAGTTACAGTTCCGGTTCCGGTGACGGTTGACCAAGATAGGTTGCCACTTCCATCCGTAATTAAAACCTGTCCGTTGTTTCCATCAGAAGTGGGTAGAGTGAGCGTGTAGCTGGAGCCAAGGCTTGCAGAATTGGGAACGGTTATGGTTACAGAGTAGGTGTTGGCTTCATCATTGAGTGCTACGCTTGCCGGATTGGTTGCACCTGAAACAACCAAGCTGCCTGTGCCGGATGGCGTGATGGTGATGTTTTGATTACTGGCGCTGGTTTTTATGATGTTGGTTTGCAAGTCGATATTGTCCCCAAACAAAACATCCGAACCGCTAGACTCTGCACTAATCAAATTACTGTTCAGATTGCCATTGAAGCTGCTGGTAGCGGTTGCTGTTGCTATTGTAGCAACGCCAATCTCTGCAGTGTCCAGATAGGCTGTGCCGTCAAGGTATAAGTCTTTCCATTCCAAGGTGACTGAGCCTAAGTCTCTGGTGTTGTCCGTTGATGGAATCAAATCCGAATCAAATCGTGCGGTGACCGTAACGGTATCCGTAGTCTGGTTCCCAATGTCCAAGGCTCCTGTGGTGGTGACAACTCCAGAAGAATCAATCGTAATTCCTGTGGTTGTCGCAGAACCAGAAGAGTTGCCAAACAAGGAAAGTGAGCCGTCTGATGTAGTTGGAAAAACAATGTCAGTTTTAAGGGTATTCATTCCCATTAAATCACCTCAGTTAGTTGAAGAGCGCAGGATTGATAGTCTCGGCTGATATGTCCAAAACTCGGAGGATTCAGATAATAAAATCCTGTGGCATTGGACGATTCCTTAAATGTTGCAGGCATGTCCTCCACCCAAAGAATCGGCATTGGTTTTGACCGATAGCTTCTGGCAACGGCTTCCAAATCTTCAGCCTGCGTATTGGTTAAAACTAAACTTAATCCCACAGAATGACCCACTGGCCTTTGCTGATAGGTGTAACCGCCTGTGGGCTGTGGCCTGCGTACCGAATAATCATTGAGGCTTTTGGTGGCTCCTGGTCTTGCATCTGGCAGCGTCAATACCTTCCCCACTCGCAGAATCCCCAAGCGAACTGGGTTATAAACAGAACCAATGTCATTGGTGTCACTGATTTGCGTGTCTAGTTTGATGGCATCTGCTCCGGTTCCATCTCCGGTAATTTCGAGAATCTGCCCAGAGGAAAGAACGCTTGTGATTTCGACAAGCGAATCATTGGTGCCGTTATCAATCGTAACCACAGCATTATTGGAAACTGTCATTGGACTGATCACAAAGTAAACTCCTCCTGAAGTTGGAGATAAAGTAGTGTCAGAAGTGTAAGTTTGTGGTGAGGCTGCCGTGGCGACATGCGAACCAACGAAGATTCTGCCGTGACTAATCACATTAATTGGGTTGCCAGAAGCGTCTTCAAATCTGCCATAGACTGTTGAATCTTGATTCCAGCGTTCTGCACTGTTTCCAGAAAGGTTCTTTTCGCCAACATTGACTGAAGTGGTCAAGGTAATGACTAGCTGACAGTATCCAGATTGCTCATTGGCGAAAGTGATGAACTGAGCTGGCAGATAGGCTGCTTGGTCTGCAAAAAAGGTTGATCCGGTTGCTGAGTTTCCCCCTAGCGTTGAATCTAGTCCGTAGGTAGTGCGAAGTGTTCCTGTTTCAATCTGGCTCGGATTGGCATAATTTGAATCAGTTGAATTTAAAGCCCAAGTGGCAGAGTCCGCCAGCAGATTTGAAACAAAAAAAGCCTGAACTGGATCGTCAACCGTTCCTCTGCAATTCACCGTGATGACTTCAGTAGTTCCAGAAGAAATAAAAGCTTGGCGCGGAATATCTCCTTGCACGTTACCAATAGGGAATCCGGTGAGGTTGCCTTCTTGAGTGCTGATGGAAGTGACACGATCTTGATAAAGAATCCTCATCAGAAATCCCTCACAAATTCTGAAAGCGTTGCGTCCCCTTCCAAGGCTGTGGTTCTCGCTGAAAAATCATAATCAATCGAGCGAACCGTCAAGGTGCATGCAAGAAAGTCCTGAAGCCTTCTGAAGCGAATTCTGTCACCTAACTCAATCTCGGTGTTGATGTCTGGGATTGTTACACTGGCCTTGCTAAGTTTTTCAATATCCTTAATGGCATCAATCCGACCTTGGACTCTGGTAATGTCTGAATACTGATCTGCATAAGCGTTTACAGAAAACTCTCTGCCTTTGGGTTTATTGGCGCTTCTGGCACTGGTAGACTTCCCAACCAACCTTCCACCTTCGACTACATTGATCCCCCAACTAGAAGAAACGCCACCCAAGGGAAATCCAAGCGTGTAATTACTTGTTAGTAGTTCATAATCTTTGTAACTGGTGATAGTGGCTCCAGCATAGGCCCGATCAATCAAGTGCAGTGTGGAGTTGCCACTGGAATCCTGGCGAATGTCAAACTGATGGTTATAGGCTGCAGCCACATCAGAAGCCAACTCAAGCAAAGGAATCGGAGCATTGACTTTGATCTTGACATCGTAGGAACTCGCATTGGTGGCCCTTGTGGTGTCAGCTGTGCTAACGCTTAAGGAAAGCTGGGTTGCCACATAATCAAAAAAGTCTTCCAGTGTTTTGCTGTTTGTACTCGTTAGGCTTACCTCGCCAGCATCTGCTGAATATCCAGTGATTTCTATGTAGTCGCTGGTGATTGCATTGATCGTTCTGGAGACACCATCTTCAAAAACCGTGATACCTGAAGTCAGTCCGGTTGGATTGTGCCAGCGGTTGCTGGTGGTGCGAATCAATGGTGTAAAGTGCGTAACGGCTCCAAAAGCAAAGGGAGCCGTTACCGTATTGCCTGAGTTGTCTGTCACCGTAGAAGTGGCATCGACATTGTATTCAGTGGCATTTACTGAAAAGGTTAAGGCTTCTCTGTCTACTTTTTCTAAGACCAAAGTTCCGGTGATCCAATCATAATCCTGAAGGCCATACTGGAAGGTGAAAGGATAGGCTGTTCCCAGATTCTGAATCAAGGAGGTGTAGCGGCTGCCACCAAACGGATGATTTTCATCTAGTGGCCTGTTTTCTATCTGCACCTGGCCCACTTCAAAATCATAAAATCCGCCTTTCACTTGGCCTTTTTTGATCCTTGGCCCACTGAGTAAAAATCCATAATGAAAGTTGGCATCTGTTTTTAAAAAGGTTTCATCACTAAGATAGTAGTCTGTGCCGCTGACGGTTACTTTTAAAGAAAGGTTGCTCATGCTACAGCCGGAAATTCACCAAATCGGGCTGCTCTCTCCTTGATTTCTACGCGAATGGCAGAATCGTACTGACTGATGAGCTGGCCTGTGCCGTCATAGATATTAACGTCAATTTTTGGCGCTGCTTGATAGTTCTGGCTCATGGCTGCGCCTCTCAGTGTTGGGATGCTTCCGCCTTGAGCGAAAGGCCACCAGGAAGGCTTCTTGTAGCTGGCATTCAACCCAATGGCAGGAGGAAAGAAGCTGCCCATCAAGCCAACTTTGATTCTGCCAAGCAGATCATTGCCAGCCTCAAAACCATAGTTCACAGGTGAAGCGGTTTTCCCTTCGCTGACTAATCCGCCTGCCGCTAGAAAGCCAATCCTACCTTGTGCCAAATTCGGAATTCCAAGCTTTAGTTCAGCGCCAAAATTGCCAACAACATCGGCAATCAGATTGCCAACAGAACCCAAGTCTCTGAGAGACAAGCCAGCCTTTCCAAAGCTTTTGTTGCTTGCCAAAATTCCTTGAGCAAGTCCGCCTGCACCAAAGCTCATGGCAGGCCCAAGCAACTGATTCATCTGTTTCTTGCGTCCTGAATCGGTGACACTATTGAGCAGGCTCAGAAGGTTAATTCCTAACTGATCAACGGCAGATTTGCGAATGATGAACTCGCCACCTTCCAACTCCACTGGCATCCTGCCCCCTACCATTGCAGGCATGCCGCCTGCGGCATGGCTTGGCCCATTCAAATAACCACCTTTGGCAAACTTAAATTCCAGAAGATTCTTTGGCCCAAGACCAAACATATGGAAGGGATTTGGTAATAGCGGAATGGTTCCGCCAGGTACAAAGGCTTTGAAAATGTCAATTACCTTCTGACGTATAAAATCAACAAAGTTGAAAATTCCACCTGAGAAGATTTGTTCAAAAACGTGTTCAATTCCTCCAACCAAGTTTCCAAAGGCATTACCGAAATCCAACAAAACCTGCTCAAACGTGCCTTGGATGGCACCACCAAACTCCTGCAGTCCGGTTAGCATTCTGCCAAAAACATTTTTCAATGGTTCAACGATTTGGTCACTAAATACGGAACCCAAGCCACCAATTGCATCAAGTAGAGGCTGAAAAATGCCTTGCATGGCGTTCTCGAAAGCACCAAAAACGGATTCAATGCCTTCCACCAAAAACAAGATGGCGTCAATCAGTGGTTCCAAGAGTTCAAGCAGCTTTACCAATAAGGGAGCGAGCTTTTCAATCGGCCTTTGCAGTTTCTCAAAAATAGGTTGCATTGCTTCCATTACTGGAATTAAGGCTTCCACAACCGGAACCAATAAGTCGATAATCGGATCAACCAAAGCAAAGAGCGCATCAAAAACTTTTGCCAAGGCTTCCTGCACTTTTTCATTGGAAAGAACCAACGCCAGTAGTCCTTGCTCTAGTCCCTTCTCTGCTGTGATCTTGGCGACATTCGCAGCCCGTTGTCCAGATGGGCCAGCCGCTGACATCACAGCCTGAGCCGTGTCTGATTCGGTGATGGCTTGCGCTCCTGCGCGAACCCCTTTCAATACTTCTTTTGTGTATTTTTCTGCCAGAGATAGCCGATCATCCATTTCTTTGGTGAGCTGCTTTTGAATGCCTAACTCTGCAGCAAGGGCTGTGGCCTGTTCCAGCGTCAACTGTTCAAGTTCTACTGCTGTGGCAAGGGCAATGGCCTGAACATTGTTAATTTGGCGGATGGATTCCGCTTGAGCCTTGAGTTGATCGTCCTGGGCCTTTAAGGCTTTGAGTTGCTCTTGAGCATTTAAGGATTTGGCAATGTCCTTGGCTTGCTTGGCCTGTCTCTCTAATAGTTTGAGAGACTTTTCTTCATTCCTGGCGCGAACCAAGGCTTTGGTCGCTAAGTCAACGGCCTCTTGGTTGCGGAGCTGCTCTGTAATCTTTGCAACCTTTTGAACTGTTTCCTCATAGATCGCTTGTTCTTTTAGCGCCTTTGTTGCCAAGTCCACGGCTTCTTGATCCTCCAGGCTCTTGGTAATCTTGGCGACTTCTTCAACCGTCTTTTCATAGGTGGCTTGTTCAATCAATGCTTGCTTGACCTTTTCAGCCTGGGCCAGAAATCCGGCTTGTTGGGCTGCAACTTGATCTTCAAGATATGCAACTTGCTGTTTTGTGGCTCGGTTGATCGAAGTCAGCAAAGTGAATTGCCTACCGGACTCATCACCTGTCGAACTGGCTAAAACAAAAAGCCTTTCTTGTAATAAGGCTTGTGCTTGCTTCGCTGCCGTCAGTTGTTCTTCAAGACTTCCTTGTGTGCCAAGTAATCCTCCAACCTTTTCTGTGATGTTTTGGAAGGTCAGAGCAGCAAGCACAGAGGCTGCTTCTGCCGCTTCCTGCATCTGCTTGAGTTGCAGAAGTTCTTCCTGCGATTTCTTAATAACTTTCGTGGATTCAGCTTGTTCAGATAGAAATTCAGCTTTTTTCTTTTCAACAAATTCCTGCTGAAGTCCTAGTTCATAATTGGCTAGGCTCGTGGTGTAGGTGTCTCGTGCGGTTTGGACGTTCTGCTGATAAACCTCCAAGGCTCGGCTGGCAGCTCCTGTTGTTTCATCGGTAATGATCTTGATTTTGGCAATTTCATCTTTTGCGGTGATGTATTCTTCGCCTACCTTTTTGGTTTCCTCAGTGAGTTTTTCTTGTGCAACAATGACTTTCTGCAAGGCTTCTTCAACATCCCCAAACGGATTCGCCTTCGCTGCCATCAACTGAGCCGTTGCTGCAAAAACATCAAAGGCATCATCCAGCAGCATCACATTGCCAATCAACTGATTGATGTCTGCAGAGATGGTTTTGAATGTGATCTCTAAGGCTCGGAAGGCCATGCCTACAAACGAGTCTGCAATCAGATCCGTCAGGAATTGAATGCTCGCGCTCAGTAACTCAACACCAAGCCGGATTTTGGCAAAAATGGAAGCATAACCCAGAACCTCATCATCCTGACTGATGAACTGCTGAATTTTGTCAATTACATTTGTAAAGACATCAACAATGGCCCCAATTGTTCCCGTGAGAACGTCCATGTAAAAGGCAACATCCGATTCAGTGATGGAATCCAGTGCAGCCGCTACATCTCGGATAGCACCACCAAGACTTTCATTGGCTCCAGCAACTTGGTTGATAATGCCAGCCAAGCGAATTCCAGAATTTTCTAAAATCGTGAAGCTTTGCCCAATCGTTCGGCTTGTTCTCGCAAACTCTTCTTCCAAGACTCCAGCCTGAGACTGCAGCGCCTCAAAAACCGTCTCAGCGGAAAGCTTGCCTTGCTTCCCGTATTCTCGAAGTTCGCCAATCGTAATGCCTAAGCCATCGGCAATAGCCTGCGCCACTCTTGGCGTTTGCTCCATCACAGAGTTGAGTTCTTCCCCTCTTAACACACCAGCGGCAAAGCCTTGTCCTAGCTGGATGATGGCAGCATTGGCAGATTCTGAAGTAGATCCAGAAATGGCTATCGCCTTACCTAGCGAGCGTGTTACCTCTTCCAGTTCAGCAGTGGAAACACCTAACCGTCCTGTGACTCTGGCAAGGCGCGAATACAGATCAGCCGTGGATTGGAAAGATTGGCCTGTTTCCTGGCTGATTTTAAAAAGTGCGGATTGTACTTGGGTGAGTTCTTGAGTGCTGGACGTTACCAGCTTCAGGCGGTTTTCAATGTTGGCAGCAGCATCAGAGAATTCAATCAGTCGATCAACAGCAAAAGCAGCAACTGTGGCCTTCAGTGCTGTGGTTAATCCCCCAACACTCCTAGCGACCTTTGCGCTGGTTGCTTCCACTTGTCGTAGAGAACGATCAACCGAATTGAAAGCCGCTTGGGTTTTGTCAACGGCTGAAATCGTGATCGTGGTATTAGTCGCCATTACTTCTGGTTTCTCTTTTCAGCCTGAATGTTGAAATAAGCCACCCAACCCTTCACTTCGTCCAGTGTCCAGCTCATCACCTCAGACAGTGGTTGATGAAGCGTTTCAGCCAGAGCAAAGATCGTCATCAGGTCAGGCGACTCTCTCAGTTTTTTTCAATCTCCTCATCTGTTAGGCCATCGTCTGCATTCATTGAAGACACAATTCTGGCGATTACCTCAGAATCAACGCTTCGCATGAATTCAGTACGATTCACCACCTTGAAGACCTTTTTGCCTTCAGCATCCAAGGCTTTGGCAATCAAGGTGGCAGTTAAGGCTTCTCCAACCTTGCCAGCACTGTTTAGCGCCAGAATCTCCTGTTGCTCGCTCAACGTCATGGAGGAGCGATAGTAGATTTTGGTAGGTTCGCCTTTTTCGTCAGGCCACTCTGGCACTTCAACGAATTGAAGAGGCGCAGCCAAGCGATCACGATAATGAGCTTTAGCTCGTTGTAGAATTTCAGACATAACCTGTTTAGGCTGTGGTTTCGGTTAGTGCGCCAGAACCTTGGAAACTGATGGTTGCGTCTACAGTCCCATCAATGGCCCCAGAGCGACTGATTCCGGTGATGATCACAGTGCCGTTGTAATACTTGGAACTCGTTGCCGTTCCTTCTGGATAAAGGTTTAGCGTGACACTGCTTCCAATCGTTACAGCCTGCTGGCCTGTGTCGTCTGGGTCCCAAAAGACATCCGCACTACCTGAAAAACTGGTGTTTCCGGCAACAAAAGATGTCGCTGAATCGCTCAGTTGGGTTGTGTCGATGGTGTTGGCTGTGGAGTCGATGGAGTAGCTTTTGACTTCTCCGATTGTTTGACTTCCGGCTTTGATGACACCGGAACTTCCCTTTGTAACTGCCATTTTTTCTCCTTTTGGCTGTTAGAAAATGCCGGTGTTTCCGGCTTCAAAGCCACCCATCCGGCAGCTTCAAATTCTGCAAAATCTTCTGCTTCAATCGTTTTCCTTTCTCTTCCTCTAATGATTTTCATTAGAAGGTTCCTCCATCCACTGTGGCGACCGATAGCGTCACAAAATCGTTGCTCGTATCAATGGCAACAGTAATAGAAGAATCGCCTCTGACTACTCCATCACTTCCATCGGTACCGCCAATGTAGCCAGCCGTGCCACCGGATACTGCAGCAACCAGTTCATCGGTGGAAGATTCAGGAATGTTCAGTGCTGTCTTGAAGGCGTTGAAGGTTATCTTCTTTTCCATCTGCCCAGAAGCTTCTGAGGCGTCATGGATCATGATTAAATCACTGGCTCCACTAATAGAACTAAGTGTTGAAAGCGAATCTACGGGTGGCGTGACAGGCACTTTTGTGGTTGCGTCTGTCGCCACAAAGATATTGTTTCGATCCGTAGTGAAGTGCGGCTCGCCTGCGAGCATTGACGTAGTAGGGAGATTGGCATTCAATCCCCTTCTCAGTTGCAATCTAGCCATTTCTCTCCTTTAAAAAGTGCCACCATCCAAGACGGCATTTGCTACTAAAATCGTGTCGCCAGCCTCTTCCGGTTGCGCGATTGTCTGGCGATACCTACAAAACCAATCCATTTTGATTACTCCCAAAGGGACATCCCCTTCTGAGGTGTAATCGATCTGCACATTCTGAAGATAGAACTCCTCTACTCCTGCTGGTAATTGTCCACCAAGAGCATATTCGACTTCACCACCAATAGAGTCCAAGGTGTCATCCAAATCACTGGTGGCTCTCGCGGCCCCTTCTATGCGAAGAATCAGCGTTCTTTCAAGTGTTCTGAATTTACTGAAAGCGCTGCGATCAACATTTTCTTCTAAAATATAAACCAGCAGACAAGGAAGTTTTGACTGATCCAGCCTGTGATGTCTGGTGGTGTAGACTCTGCCAGCCGTTGTAGTCAAAGGCGTGATCAGTTGGGCGACCTGTTCGCGGATCGTCTGTCTGGCATGCAGAACGCTCATACACTGGCCTTTTCCATTAAGAGCGTTGTCATTCCAAGATTGTCCGGCTCAATCCCTCTGAGAACATAGCTGATACTTTGAATTGATAGCGTGTCTCCATGACTGAGAGAACTAACGTCTGAGGTTCTTGCCATCAGTCGAGGCTCTGCTGATTCATACCCAACCGATAAGCCATTGGGCTGAATTAGGACAAAGCGTAAATCCCAAATTGCCGAAAAGGTGGTGGCATCTGCCTTGGTGACAGTCACGCCAAAATCTGCAGTATCCAGATAGATTGCACGATCAGCATCTGATTCAATCGCCATCGAGGATGTACCAGTAGCGCTCAGTTTCTTTGATTAGGTACTCATTCGTTACCTTGTTTCGACTCAAGCCAATCACATTCTCACCAGCGCTTCTGGCTGGATTTCCGGCAAAGATTTTTCCTGGGGTAATTCGGGCCTTAACTCCAACCACTGAGTTCATGCCGATCATGGAAAAGCTCCCAATCAGCGAATACTGGTGAACCGTTGCCCCAAGCCCAATCGTTGTGCCTTGCATGACGTAAGAATGCCCACCTAGCTGCACCGAATTGGCGAGCGTCACATTATCTTCGACTACAGAATCATGGCTGACGTGCGAGTAATTCATGAGGTAGCAGTCTTTGCCAACTCTCGTTTTGTTCTCAGTTCCGGCATGGATGGTTGCAAACTCTCTGATTGTTGTGTTGTCGCCAATCTCAACGCCACACAACTTTGGCCTTGTTCTGTGCTGTGGCGTGTCTCCGATTGAAACATGCCCGTGAATTTTAACGTTGTCTCCAATTTCAGCAGGCCCATAAATGATCGTGTAAGGCCCAATGTAAACGTTCTTCCCAAAGTGGACATTGCCTTCAATGGTTACGGTCTTATCGATGTTCACCAATGCCTTAGTAGATCAGCGTGTACGTCTGGAGGTTTTAGATTTCCATGAAAATAGACAATGCTGGCTTCTTCTCGTTTTTCAGGATTTTTGAGCCAGTGGCACTTGTATGACTGAATCTGATCTGGAAATACTTCATTCAATCGGGTTGCGTCATTCGCTAGCAATCGCAAAAACTGCATTTCTGAGATTCTGCCGTTGTAAAGAATCCGGTCTTCATAATCCTCTTTCCTTTGCCATTCCTGCCAGATCCACTCGCAGAATTCAGGTGAGTAGCTTCCAACCCCATTGCAAATCGTTTCAGGATAGTTTGGGTCTGTGAGAAGCCCAACTCTGCCTCTCCAACTGAGGATTTCGTCTAAATCTTCCTGAATGATGGTGTCGAGTCCAAAAACAAAGCGTTGATTGTTTCCCAAGTCCGGCCTGAAGGTTTCCATGACATTGCCATAACCGG